GCGTCACCGTCGTGGACGCGGCTATAGCGAGGTAGTGCTTCCCCGCTTTTTTCATGTCATCGAACATTGATCGTCTCCTAAGCGATGCCGAGTAGTTGTTTGAGGTCTGCCACCGAAAGGCCAATAGCCTCCAGTTTTTGCGTCGGAGTTGACGCGATCGGTTCGGGGCTAATTCTCTGGAAGAAGGCGGCCAGTTCGCTACTATCGTCTGGCAATTCCTCCTGCCCTTCGTGCTGCGGGCTGGCATAGGAGCCGCAAATCTCGCCGTTGACGCGATCAACGAACATTGGTTAGCTCCCTCATGGCCTGCATCAGCCTCATGACTCTGTTCCTCGGCGCGATTTCATTCATCGCCATCGTCCTTATCGGCGCTGTCGTGGGAGGGACTATCGTCCTGCTGCGCGAGCAATAGGTCACGCGAACCGCCCGCGGGTGTCGACCCAGCCGAGCGTACTGATGAACAGAGAACAGCTTGCGTCCGAGAAGCCGAGCCGGCTGCGAATTTGGGCTGATGTATTCGTGCGAATGTAAAAGCGGCCGCCGGAAGTCTGGACGTTGCCCGCAATATTTGCGGTGCGGGATAGATCGGCGATTTGCGGTGCACTTTCCGTCGGAACAGAATCCGTGGTCGCCAGGTCGCTGAAATAGGCAAGCACGCCGCCGGCAGCGCCGCTATTGAAGGTGGACGCCTGTAAATAGGCCTTGACATTGACCCCGGTTGGAACGGTGAGCGTGCGCGTTACGGCCGACGCTCCGGGGTTGCTCGCCGACACATCGCTAATAAGCGTGGCCCAATAGAAATCATCACCGTCTTGAACGAAGGCTAGGATATGTGCCGAGCCATCCGTCCTGAAACTGCCGATGCGCCGCTTCAGCGTGTAGCCGCTCGGCATCGTCGGGCTTGACGCGCTGGTCGAAGCCAGGAGCGCCGTCGTTAAGTCCGTCTTGCCGATGGCAAAGGCGTGATACCACGTGCTGTTGGCCAGCGAGCCGGCATCCAAGCCGTTGGCGCCCGTCGTGCCGCAGTCGATCGTGCCGGCGACATTGGCCAGAACGGTCCCCTGCCCAACCTCGGTCCAAGAGCCTGCCGCCACATCCACCTTCGTGTTCGGCGAGACGTTGTTGGACATCCCGAGGCCGACAAGCAGCGAGCGAAACGCCGCCTTGAACTCGTCATAGCGCACCGACTCGCCGGAGCCCGATGCGGCCCCGAGGCCGGTGCCCTTAAAGCCGCCGAACGGCAGGTTACCGGTCAGCGTGGTTTGGCCGTCCTTGGAGACCGACTGTGTCAGCGCGGACGCGATGTCGGAGAAGTCGGAGTTGACCTTCGCGCTCTCGATCGTCGTGCCCGACGTGAAAGCCGCCTGCGGAAGCAAGTAGTTGCCACTGCCGTCTCTACTCACGGGTCACCTGCTTGAAGGAATGAGGTTGCCGGACGAGCCAGCGAGGGATGCAGCCAGGGGGGAACCCTGCTGGCGGCGTGCGAGGTTCGCCGCGATCAGGCGCACCAAACGCGCTTTCTCGGACGGGTCCATGTTGAGCGTCGCGCGGCCGATGGCGTCGCGGACTGGCTCATTGCCGGACACCAGCGAGTGATAGATATCGCCCAGATGCTCGAAGACGCGGGCGCTGGCGCTCGAGTTGCTGATGCGAATGCCGGCATTGGTCTCCAGGGCGTCAGCCGTCTTTTCCGCCGTCTGGCTGCCGCCCAGCAGCTTGTTGCTCGTCTCGGCGAACTGGCGCTCTGCAGCCGCCTGCTTGGTGATCGCCGCCGCATGACCCGGCTCGTACAGTTGGGCGATCTTGGATTGAACAGGCGCGCTCTCATCGACCCGCTTGGCCAGAGCGCGAGCGAGCGCGGTGCTCTCCTGCGCCTGATTGCGAGCGGCGGTCGTGGCCCCCACGCGGGTCGCCAGCTTCTGCTGAGGATCTGCCTTGGCGAGAAGCTCGGTTAGTCGAGCGGCCGACTTCTCCAGCGCCGGTTCAGATGTGCCCTCACGGGCAAGCAGGGCCGCGCCAACGTCGAAATGCCCGGGCAGAGACTTGGCTTGCGCGAACCGCGTGGCTGCCTCTTCGGCTCCTGGGTTGGCTCGCCAAAAAGCCTTCTCGAACCGATCGGCCATCGCGCCGATATCGGCTTTGTTGACAACCGTTCCGGAATTGAACGCGGCATCCGCCCCCTTGTTGAGACGCTGCTTGACGCGGTCCATGAGTTCAATTGGTGAGAGTTTCGTGCCGGTGCCTGCGTTCTGCGCCAACTCCGTCTTCAATGCTTTCCCGATGTCAGGGGCATCAGCCATGATTTTCTGCATCTCGCCGGAGAGACGCAGCTTCTGGTCGGCCATTGCGCCATAGGCATCAGCCCCTACAGCCCGCGCATTTTCATCGAACGCCTGCCCCTCACCGCGCAAGGCGAAGGCGGACGGCGGCGGTTCGTTGCCCTCAAAGGCAGTCGTCAAGCGATTGCCCGCCTGTCGGTCACGCCCTTCAAGCACGTTCTTGGCGAGGCTGCGGGTTTCCCCCGGAAGCACCTTCACGCCCTGCGCCGCCGAAAGGAATTGTGGGTCGGCGTCGGCAAGAACCGCCTCAGGCCCCAGCGTCTTCAGCTTCGCCGTGATCTGTTCTGGCGTCATGCCGGAGCGCTGCAGGGAGGTTGTCAGGCGCTCGATCGCGCCGGTCTCCGCCTGGTTGCCTGTGCGCTCGGCAAACTCCGCGATGGGACCCTGGACGCCGGCCGAGCCATCGGGAGCCGCGGCCGACAGCGACTTGGGCGCAACGCCTTCCGTGCCGCCCGCGATCAGGCGCGCAATGGGGGAAATGACCTTCTCGCTGACGTAGCGGCCCGGACCTGTCTCCAACGCTTTCCGGGCTAGCGCGCCACCGACGGGGATGCCGCCGCCTGTAAGGACGCCAACGACGGCAGGGATGACGGCGTTCGACAGTCGCGCGCCAAGGCCGCCCTCGCCTTCCCCGAAGCCCTGCAGGCCCGCCAAGCCGCCACCGGTGGCCGCAAGTTTCGCCACATTGCCGACGAGACTCGGCCCCGCCGCAGTGACGCCAGCAGGCAGGGCGGCCAATGCAGCCGTCGAGCCCGCCACGCTGCCCGCGACATTGGAGGCCGCGGCAAGATTGGGATTGGATGCTTCGAACGCCTTCGCCCTCTCACGCTCCTTGGTCAATTCCTCGTTGTAGCGAGCGCTCCAGTCTGGAGCCGCCGACGCCTGCCCCATTGGGCTCTTCTGGAAATCCTCCCCGCCAGCACCGCCGCCGAGATACTTCATGCCGGCCTGAATGGCGGGAGCCGCCGTCGCGCGGAGACCGGCCTTGAGCTCGTCACCGAAGCCGAATGCCAGGCTGTTGCCGAAGGCATTCTGCATGCCCTCATTGACGTTGGGACCGACCTGCTGCCCATTGAGCGGACGCCAAGCCTTCCCGTCAAAGGCGACCTTCTCTCCCTTGTCGTTCATGGCGACCTGCGCGGGCTTCCAGTCCTTGCCGTCGAAGGCCAGCACATCGCCAGCGTCATTGACGGCGAAGTCGGTCACTTCATCACCTTGTAGCCGGGAGGCGGCGGAGGAGATGAAGCACCGGGCATCTGCGCCACGGTCGGGCGCTCGTATTGCACGTCGGGATAGGGCACCACGACGTTCTGGCGGTTCACGCCCGGCGTGCGATCGGCAATGCCGCCGAATGTGCCGGCCAGGTCATCGTGCGCCGTCTTGTAGGCCTGATATCGGCTGGCCATTTCGGCCACCAGCGCCTGCCTTGTCGCGTTATCGAACGTGGACTTTCCTTGGAGGCCGTTGATGAGACCTTGAACGCGGGCGGAAGCGCTCGCGGTAGCCGTGACCATGCCCGTCTCGGATTCACGCACCACCGAGCCCGGGTCCATCAGCGTGGCAAAGGCGTAGACCAAGTTCAGGTCCGATGCCTTCGTGTCGTTCTTGGCCGCGTCGATAGCCGATCGGAAGACCGTGTTGGCCTTCCGGTAGTCCTTGACCGTCTGCAGTTGGTCGAACTGCTCGCGCATCTTCGATTCGTTCTGCGCGTTATTCTGCGGCTGCTGCAGGTCGTTCGATTCGCGGCGACCGAAAGACGACAGTTGCGCGTCATAGCCCATCTTCGCCTGATCGCGCTGCACGCCCCACTGGCGATCGAGATCGGCGTCGAGGGCGGCTCGCGCCTTGGAAACGGCGCTGGCGTCGAAACCGAACTCGCCAGACCGCAGGCGCTGCTGGACCTGCTGGATCTGCTGAGGCGTCGGCTGCGGCCGCGGCACGTCGGGCACACCCGGAGGTGCGACCACGGCGGGGCCGCTGACGCCCTGCGGAGACGGCTGTGGCGGCTGGCCCGGTGCGACCGCAGGATTGTCGCCTTGAGGACCACCGTAGGGCTGTGGAGCGCCCTGAGGGAGGGCGGCAACGGCGGCAGGAGGCGGCGCGCCCTGAGGCGGCGGCCCCGATGGAAACCGGCTCTGCGCCATCTGCACGAACTGGCCCACCGTCGTGCGCATGTCGGGGTTTTGCTGGACCCACTGCGGAGGAACCACGGTCGACAGCGGGGCATCAGGCGATGCCGACAGGATCGTCTTTGTTCCGTCCACGCCGGTTCGATGGGCGAGGTAAAGGGTGGTCGGATTGACCGGGATACCGGCCTGTTGGAGGCCTTGTGCATTAGCTGTCCGGAACCGCTGCTCCGCCGCGTGCTGCTGCTGATCGCTCGCCTCGCCAACCGTCGCCGGCAGGTTGAGGTCGGGATTCGAGGCGCGCACGTTCGCCCATGTGCCGGGCAGGAACTGATAGAGGCCACCAGCGCCAGATTGCGGATTGACCGCCTGTGGATTGTTGTTGGCCTCGTAGCCGGCGAGTGTTGGCTGGAAGCCGGCCTGCTGCGGACCGCCTGCGGGCTGCCCCTGAGGAGCTCCGTAGGACTGTCCGAACGAATTGGCGCCCTGGTTCAGCATCGCCGTCTGCTGCCCGAGCTTCGCCTGCTCAACGGCCAGAGAGCCCGCCGCGCGCGCACCGGCGTCGGGATCGTAGGCGGCAATCAGGCCGATGCGCTTCTGCGGGTCCGGCTCGGCCATCGCCTGCGCCAGCGCGTCGGAGCGCTTCTTATTCGCCTCCTGCTCATCGCCTTCCGTCTTGTTCAGCATCAGGCCGCCGACAAGCGCCTGCGCAAGGCGGCTCACTCCCTGCCACGGCGACTGGATAGGCGAAGCATCGGCGCCCTGCTGCATCATGCTGTAGGCAAACTTGCGGCGCTGGTCGTAGGGATTCGCGGGCTTGCCGAGCCCCGACAGCGAATAGGCGAGGTCGCTATAATCAGCCACCGGCCACCTCCGTCTGGAGTGCTTGCCAATGAGGCGTGACCTCGGCCGCCACCAGCGCGAGCTTGGCGCGGTAGGCCGAGAACAAATCCGGGTGATGCTTGCTCAGGTAGGCAGCGCGGCCCTCAGACCACCACGCGGGGCATGTCGCGCATTCCGGCGCCTGCACGTGATGCTCGTAGACGCGGCAGATCGGAGCGCCGACCTCGCGGAGATAGGCGAACACGTCATCATTCGACCAAGTCAGAAGGGGCAGCCAGAGCGCGTAGCCCATGCCGGTGTCGCCATCTTCGGCCGGCAGCCGGGGAACGTCCACGCGCTTGGTGCCCCGGATTACGAGCTTGATCCCGTCCGCAACCATGCGCTCATGCATCGGCGCCATAATGTTGGAGGCGCAGCAGTCGAAGCGATCGACGATCGGTTGCCTGCTCGCGCCGATGGCGAGGCCCGCCCGCGTGCTCGTTGTGGGCACCAGATCGCTCGGCAGGCCTATGGCAGCCGTCCATCCCTTCGCGTCCGTCTCAATGCGCTGGAAATTGGGCACCATGGCTTCGACCATATCGACGATCTCGCGGACCTCCGGGAGAAGGTCGCCGGTGTCGACGTGGTACAGCGTCAGACACTCCCAATGCGGGCGCAGGAGGTAGGCCAGCGCCAAACTGTCCTTGCCGCCGCTGAACTGAAGCGCCACATTCCCGCCGCGGGAAAAGGAAGGCGGCATCGTGAGGCTTTTTGTCATAGCGGCGCTCGGACTTGCCGGTTGCGCCCCGGCGATAGATGCAACGGAACTTGGGGGCGTGGCGCAGTGGTACGGCGCCTCGCCAGGCCCCGCAGTGAGCGCGGCCAATGCTCATTGCGAGCGTTACGGCCGAATCGCGCGGGTAACACAAGTCCAGACCTGGGGCGGCTATCTGGCATTTTCGTGCGACAAGCCCTGATCATAGGAACATCGCCCCGCCCATCAGGGCGGCCCCGCCCAAGCCGAACAGGCCGCCGGTCGCTGCGCTGTTGGCTTGCGTCGCGATTTGCTGCTGCTGCAGCCCCGCTTGCTGCTGCATGGCGTAGGGCGCGTACACGTCCGTGGGCGCAACCTGCGTCGTGGGCGTGTTGACGAATTGCGGCATCTGCACGCCCGGGCCGGTGCCCATCAGGGCCGTCACTTCATTGATCGGCTGGGTGCGCTGCAGGAGCGCCTCTTGGATCGCTCGATTGCGGGCATCGACCGTCAAGCCATAGCCCTGGACCTGGTTGCCGAAATCCTGCGTTGCCTGCTGCCCCGACTGAAGATCAGCCCCAAGACGGAAGTCGTTCACCCCCCGGTCATACTGATCCATCGCCGTGCGATAGGCCGGATCGTTGATGCCGATGCCTTGATCCGCCAAGCGCTGGGCAAGCGCCCGCTGGTCATTGTCCTGCTGCGGCTGATTGCGCTGCAGGATGGTGTCGTATTCGTGCTGGCGATAATCTTTGTCGTAGACGGGCATCGGCCCCGTCTGGGGCATGTTGTCGAGCGTGAAGGGCGTTGCCGTCGCTGCCCCGATGCGATCGATATAGCTCTTGGCGAGGTCTGACGTGCCCTGGCTGATGCCCTGCTGTGTGTCGTACAGCTTCTGCTGACCGGGGCTAAGCGCCGTGGTCGCCGTGAATGACGGCACCCATGTGTTGTTGCTGTCGTAGCCGCCGCCAGTTTCCGAGTAGGTCAGGCTGCCGTTGGGACCAACCTGATTGGTGTTGTTCAGGCGCGCGTTTGCAATCGCGGTCCCGACGTTCTGAGCGCCCTGCTGCTGGACGAGGCCGGAAGGGTTAGGCGCTGGCGGCGCTTGCGGCGTCGATTTGCCCATGGGCCTGCGATCCGGAGGGGCGTCGGCGATGCGGGTGTTTCCACCGCGCGTCGTATTCCGACCTTAAAATCCCGTGGATGCAGGCATGCACGCCCTTGGCGAAGTGGTGCCTCAGCGTGCCTTCCGGCTTCAGACCGATCCCTTCGTTAAAGCGGAGCGCGCGCTTATTCGTGGAGGGAATGATCGTCACTACCTTCCGGCAATTGTATTGCAGGAAGGGTATTCCAAGCAAGAACGATATTGCGCTACGGGTTGCCCATTTGGGGCTCGCAGCCGCAAAGGAAATCTCACAAAGGCCAAACCAGGGCTTTCCGTCGATCGTCTTGGTCGGGATGTAGCTGTGGTAGACGCAGACGGCCAGGAGCTTGGATGCCTCCGTGTCGCCGTCCGCAATGCCCACCGCCTTCATGGTCGGCTGGTAATCGGCCCACGGGATGCGATCGCAGGCCCAGCGCGCCAGTTGTTCGTCGAAGCCAAACAGGTAGTTGTGGCTCAAAGGCTCATCCCCCGCGCTACTTCATAGAGAACGTCGATCGCATTCAGCTTCACTGGCATGCCGTCGGGTCTCACAACCATGTTGATGCTCGAGACGGTTCCGATGCCCTGCGCGGCCAGCCAGTCGGCGTAGGGCGTATCGGTGTCGCCCCACACGCCCGTATCCCACAGGCTCACATCCCAAACCGCGCCCGCAGAGCCTGAGGTGCTGGGGAATTCGTCGGTCGTCATCGGCGTGTCGTTGCGGTAGTCCACGTTGACCCGGATGGCCGGCAGAACTTGGCCGCCCGCGGTGAAAAGCGGCCGGACCATGGTGATCCGCGCGACGCCGCCCTTCCGGCCATAGCTCTGGAAACTCGTCTTGAGCTGCGCCGTGATGGCGCTACCGTTGTCCTGAGCGCCGGTTTCGGCCTTGTAGACTGTGCCGCCAGATGTGCCGAAGTACAGGCTTTCGTTGAAGATCCCCCAGCAAGTCGCATCGAGCGGCGAGGCATAGCGGCCGTAGGTGCACCACTTCCCCGTCTGGATGTTCATGGCGTACTGAGTGGCGGTCGAGTTCGACGTGGGGACGTTGACGATCATCTGCCGCGTCTGCGGGTGGACGATCATTTCCCAGCCCGTCAGGGCGCCATAGGACGTGAAATCGTCGATAATGCCCTGGTCCACGTTGCCGGTGATAGCGCCGCGGTCGGCCGCCGAGATGCCGCCGGCAGCCACCTGGCGCAGGGAGACGACTCCCTTGCTGGTCAACAGCCCGAGGTCGCCATCTATGCGAATCAGCGCCCGATTGCTGATCGGCGGAGCGGCCATGTACTTGCCGATGAGGGTCCAGTTGTTGGTGTCGGTCGGGTCTGACCCTTGGTAGGCGATGACCTCGCCGCGGGAGGACACGAAGCAGATAATGTCCTGCGCGCCGTTGCCCGCATCTCGCGAAAGGGTGCCAATGATCTGAAGCTTGCCGCCCTTCGTGAACTTGTCGCCCATCTCCAGGGAAGTAGCGGCCCCCGAAATCGCGCTCGTGGGCATGTACCAGGCCTTGGTGCTGTCCTTCTCGACGAACCACAGGCGCGTCTTGTAGGACGCCACGTTGATCAGGTTGGAGCTCGTCACGCCTGTGATACTGGGCGTGGTCCAAGTCGTGCCGTCGTAGTTCCGGACCGAGTCGGCCCCGTTGCAAAGCACAAGGAAGCTGCCGCCCGCGGTCGTGAAATTGACCGTCTGCCAGTAGGCGCTATTCAGGCTGGAGACTGCAGCGGCTCCCACCGCGCCGCCAGCGGTGATCTCGTAGATGGCAGTGGACTTGGCGGCAAAGAACTTGCGCGAGGCAGGCCCTGCCCATTCCAGGAGGGAGCCAACCAGTGCACCGATGCCGGTAGCCTGACTCGTGTAGCCGCCCCTCACTTGGACATAGCCGGGCTTGGGGAACCAGTTGTCCAACAGCAGGGCTTCGTTGGGCTTCAGCGCTGCAATGCCGCTCTTGAGCTGCAGGCCGCCCACCGGTGCCGGGATAGATCCCGAGCCCATGGCCGGCATCGAGCGCGCCTTGTTGGTCTGAAGCAGCATTACAGGGACCAGCTTCCCTCTGGGATCACAAGCCCCGGAATGCGGGACTGCATGCCCGTTTCCTTCATGTCGATGACCTTGCGCGGCTGGTCCTTCGATAGCGCCTGCTCGACCTCGAATTGGTACTTGTCGAAATCGGTCTGCCAATCCAGGCCGCGGTTCTGCCGGTAGCGCCAGATGACCCCAAGGCCCATCAGGCGCGTGTCGAGACGGCCAACATCGGTATCAGCCAGCCAAGAATCCTGCGCTACGCCCGTAGACGACTGGCACCAGCAACTAGAGCGATACTCGTAGGCAACCGTATCGCCCGCCGTAGGGGTCGGCTGGATCAGCAGCGATGATCCCCGGAAGTAAAATGTGCCGGTGACGGGAAATGTGCTGCCAGCCTTCCAACGCTGCCACTCTTCTGCAGTAGCAGGACCGTACAGGCGCATGCGGCGCGAGCGGTTCCAAAAGGTATCGTCAATGAAGCCTGCCCAATCGGTAGGGATGGGCGTGTCGGTCTGCGTCTCGGCCGCAACCGTCGTGAAGGTCTTCTCCGACCGAAGCGCTCGCCAGTCGCCAAAACGCGCGAGTTGCTCGCCCTCCTCCTGCGCCAGCTCCAGGAGAAGCAGCGTCGTGGCGTCGGTCGCAGTCGCAACCACGCTCGGCGTCTGATTGATCACTCGGCGCGAGATGCGGCGGATCATATTAAGAAGCGTTCCACTCGCCGCGGGGCTGGAAAAGCTGAATTGGAAGGGAAGGTCGAAGCTCATGTCAGCGGCCCCACCGTCACGCCGTTGATTCGGACAAAAAGGCCAGCCGTCGTGGTCCAGATGTCGCCATTGGTCGGGGATGTCGGGGCTGCTCCATGTGGCACACGCAAGGTGGCGGCAGCGGTAGTACCTGCGGGTCCAGTAATGGTGCCGGTGGTGGTCAGGCTCCCCGTGAGCACACTGTTTCCGGTGAAATTCCATGTGCCGGTAATAGTCCAGACGCCGGCATTGTCGAGCGTAATGCGGGTTGTCAGGGCGCCCGCTGCGATCTTGTTGGCTAGCGACCAACTGCCTCCGGTGACGCCATCGACATTGACGGTCTCGCGGAAAACCTCTTGGTCGGCCGTTCCATCATCCGCATAAAAGCGACGGACGGAGACACCGTCACCGCTGGAGACCGCGGCGCGCGCGGCGCCGGGGGCTGTTGCGCGGCTCTTGTAGTAAAGTGTGAAAGGCGCACCAGTGTCGGCAGAATAGCGCGCTATTAAGCGTTCTGCTGATGCCTGATCAACGCCTAAGAATTGCCATTTCGCCACCTGCCCGCCGACAGTTTGTACGGGGCCGCCGATAGCCTTCTTATAGAAGGCGTCCGACGAGAAGTTGTTGGACAGGACGTTATCGACGAAAATATTTCCACCGCCTACGGCCTCACTGCCATTCGTGTAGCCAGTGGCGTGAGTAGTCCTGAAGCGGTTCGCGGAAATAGCGCTCCTGCCAGAGGTTGCCCCCGTTACAATGCAAGGCAGGCCAGAAGCGCTCTGGTCCTCGATGATGTTTCCGATTATCTGGCAGCCCTCGACGTTGCCCAGGTGGATGCCGCTGACAGCCGGGAAATTTACGCGCATCCCCATGATGCAGGAACCAAGCGTGAGAATGTTCACGCCAGATATGTCTACCTTGATGATACTGTCGACGGAAACGGTGCTGCCAGCGCGGCCACCGATGATCTCAAAGTTCGTGTCGATGAGGTTGAGGCAGCCAGTGTTGGAGGCAAAGTCGTTATTGAACCAGCAATCCACTAGAACAACATCGACGCGGTTGTCCGTGTGCCCGCCTGTCGTACTCATGTCGGACTTAAAGTTTTCGCCGGTAGCTTGCTCAAACGCGCAAGTATCGAAGTTGTTCCAGAAGCCAACGTCGATGCGGACGTTGTTCGGCGGCACCGTTCCGGTCGATGCGATGAACTTGCAATGCTCGAAATAGTTTCCGTTCGATATGACGTTGGCCGGGCCAGGACCAATGAGCGTTGGCGCAATGATGCCCAGACTGGCGATAGTCGCGCCGCCAAAAGCACAGTGATCCCACAGACACTCAATGCAACTTTCAACAAGACCGCCGTAGTTGCCGGATAGCTGGACATTGAGGTTGGTAAAGTTCCCCATGAGCGTCGCACGAGTGCCGTCCGTGCTTTCGTTGAAATGCACGCCGGTATCGAAGCCCGACACCAGCACATTTTCGATGCGCGGGTTGGTGACGCCGAGCAGGAGAATGCCCTTGTCCCCGGCCCCTGCCGTGGATGGCGTTGGGCGATAGATGACGACGTTCTTGAGCGTGATCCCGTCGCGAGTGTTGCCGGTGACAGTTTGGTCAAACTTGATCGCCGGGACGTTGCTCGGAAGGTTGGCGCAATAAAGGACAGTGACAGCATCGATGGGGTTGTCGGTGAAGCCGGTGAAGTTGTGCGACAACGGCCCCTCCATCCATATCGGGGCATTCGTGCCTAGGGTGATCGTGTTGTCGATGCGGATGTATCCCGCAGGCAGCAGAAGCCTTATTTTGGCGGCTTCAGCGGCAGCGATAGCCGCCTGTAGTTTTGTGCTTTGATCTTCCAAAGTGCCAATGGCGACGCGAAAGTCTCTGGCGTCTATGGTCCGATCAAGGACCGCGTCGATCGCAGCAAAATTGGCATTCAGCTCGTCAATAAACGCAGGAGTGACGTTAGAGACGGGCGCAATCGTAGTCATCTAGCCCTGCCATCCCGGGTTAAAGGCGCCCTTCCACTGCTCGGGCAGATAGCGCGGGTCGTTGGGGTCGATACCGGCCTGCGGGCCGATCTGCTGAGGCGGCGGCATCGGAGGCATTGCAGGCGGTACGTCCAGGGGCGGCAGAGCGGCCTGCGGCTGGGGCATCGATGCGGGCTGCGGGGCCTGTGCCTGCGCCGTCACGAGCGGAGGCTGTTCGGGTGCCTGCTGCGGCAGGCCGCGCCACGGCATCATGCCGGCAGATGCACCAGGCGGAGTGAATGGCGGCAGCGGCGCGAAGTTGGGAGCACTCGGGCCCGCCGATGCGCCGCCAAGACCGGCTATCAACTGCGCCAGCCGCTTGTTCTTGTCAGCCATCGGTGTCCTCCTTGGACTTCCGCTTGGCCTTGCGAGCCGCGCGCTCTTCCTCGAGTTCCTTGGTGAGCATCTCGACGGCCTTCTCCAACTCGGTCACCTTGTTGGCGGTCGCGCTGTTCTGTTGGTTGGCAAGGAAAGCCTTGGCTTTGGCAATCAGGTCAGTGGCGCCCATGCCCAGCTTCTGCCGGATCGTATCGGTCGCCGTGGCGATGTCCTCAACCACATGCAGGCCAATGTCATGGCAGGCCCTGATCTGCCCCTTGGTGATCGCGGGCCACGACTCCAGCGGCAGGCCCTCTCGGGTGATCTTGTTGTTCTCCAGCCAGCCCTTATAGAGCGGCTCGAACCATGCGTAGACATCGGGCTCGATCTTCTTGAGCTTGGGGATCTCATCCTCACGCTCGAATTTCTCCGCGCCCTTCTTGCCGAACTTGACCTTGTGCACCTCGATCAGGTTGCCGTCAGGACCGGGCTTGTGGTCCCTCCAGATTTCCAGAACGAACAGGGCAATCTGAGAACGGTCTTCGGGGCGGGCGTCGAACATTCAAACTCCTGTAGTGGAAAGAAAAGGCGGGAGCCGAAGCCCCCGCCCGTAGCAGTTAGGTGATCGCGCTCTGAGCGGACGGACGCTCCAGGATGTAGATGGCCTGCCCAGAGACCGGGACGGCCTGCGCCGAAGAGGCGATCATGCCGATCACCTGCTTGCTGGCCACCACAGTGCTGGTGACCTGCGCCGTCGCCTGGAAGTGGGCCTTGTCGCCCGCGGCAACGGTGCCGCTGGCGTTGACCACTGCCGAGCCCTGGATCTGGTACCAGCCGTACTGGCCCGAGACGTTGGCCGACATTGCGACAGCCAGCGGAACGGGGGTGATGGCGGTACCAGCCCAGCGGGTCGTGCTGCCGTTCTGCGTGACACCATCCGAGGTTACGAAGGTCACCACATCACCGATCGTGGTCGAAGCCACGCCCAGCAAGTAGATGAACTCGCCGGACCCGTAGACGGGGTCCTGCGCCTGGATGATGGTCCCCGTCAGGTGACGCTTGACGGTGTCGGTGACGGCGATCGGCTGCGTGCCGATGTAGCCGGGGTTGGTGATTACGTATGCCATTGGATTTGCTCCTTCCCTTCCGGCTTACGACGCATCCAGCAAGCGACCCTGGCGGGCACGGTTGCTGCAGGTCAGGTTGCCCATGAACAGGAGCGGGATGACGACGCCATCCTGATTGACGCTCATTTTCTCGTCGAACTGCGTCCAGTTGGCCGCCCGGTGGACGCTCATCTCCAGGTATTCGGTGTTGACGAAGTACATCGTCTCACCGGTGCTGGCGAAGTTCGTGTTCAGGTCATGCACCACGTCGCAGTCGAGGTACTTGATCGAGTCGAAGCCGTAGCTCGCCGACTTGCCGGCCGTGGTGAAGCGCTGCAGATCCTGCAGGCCTTCCCAATACGCCGAGTAGAAGTCGTTCGTGGACACGATCAGGTCGGGCTTGTCCGTACCGCGGACGCAGGCCAGCCAGAGGGTGTTCATGAAGCCCTTGATCGTGGACTTGGTCCAGGCGTTCGTCCCGGTGATCTCTAGGAACTGGTTCTGCCACCAGGCGTAGGTGCTGGAGTTGATGCCGCCCACGGTGCCGGTGCCGGCCGCCGTGATCAGCGCGCCGAGGCCGCCCATCTGGTTGGTCAACGAGCCGGACGAGTAGATATCGACCGAGGCGTTGTTGGAGGCGGTGCGCACCGCGTTCTTGAGCCGGGCCTTCGCCAGATCGATGATCTGGTTGCTGCCCGAGTTCATGCGAAGCTCACGGCCGGACGCCACGACGTGAATCGCAGCCTGCATCCAGTCGTATTTCGCCGCCGTCAGGACATCCGATGCGCTGATGTTCAGCGGATCGAAGCCAGAGTAGCGCTGGAACGTGGAGTTCTCGGCGTAGTCGAGCGGGCAGACGATCTCGTAGCCGCCGTCTTCCTTCTCGATCTTGCCCTTTTCCTTGAGCCAGCGGTAGAGAGCGTTGTGGTTGCTGACGTTGTCCGCGACATCGTCAGGGTGCTCACGGAGCGTCGTGGTGACGATTTCCGTAAACGTTGCGTTGGGGGAAGCCATTGCGCTGATCCTTAGTCAGTGCGCCCTATGACTTCGCGTCCTACTCGGTCCATCGTGTCCCACATGGTCTTGCCCTTCAGGGGGGCCGTTGGGGTCGCTCCGGGGCGCCTTGCATGCGGGGCAAGCTTGGCGTCCTTGGCGGCCTTCTCCTTGGCTTCGTCGGCTGCCTTCTTCTCGGCTGCCGCCTTGGCCTCGGCCTCGATCTTGGCACTCACCCCGTCATTCAGCTTGAGCGCTTTCGCGTAAGCTTCCGACAGATTCTTGGCCATGCCCGATTCCATCAACTGGACTATGTCCGGTTCGACCGCATCGAAATGCGGCTTGTCCTTCCTGAAGTCGTCGATGACCTGCTGGGCGGCGCTGAGCTTTGCAGTCTCCGCGCCCTTGGTGAGGTCTGAGAGCTGGGATTTGACTTGAGAGAGTTCGCGAGCCAGTGCGCTATTGGGGTCCGGCTGTGCGCCGGGTTGAAAAGCGGACCTGAGATCAATCCCATACATGCGCGCGACTTCGACGATGCCAGCTCGCGGATCAGATGAGAGAAGCTTGTCGGCCTCGGCCAGCCTACGGACGTATTCCGTGGGCGTCGCCCCGACCTGCTTCACACGCTCCTGATACGGAGAAAGAACCTCTTCGTAGGCGCTGAGTGACTTGATCCGCTCCCCATCGGTCGTGAACTTCTTGTGGAGCTCGCCTTCCCGGCCGGCCCAATACTTCTGGACCTCGGGTGGAAGCGCGCCCCACTTCTCTCTCACATCCGCCGGCAGCGACTGCGGCGCCTCGATGACCACGGGCTGTGGGTCGGGCGGCGCAGCCTGGGGGCTGCCGGGTACTCCGGCGCCGTCGGGAGCGCCTTGCGCTACGACCTTCGGCTGAAACTTGCCGTCTGAACCGCGGACCGGCTCACGGGAAAGGATTTCCCTGCCAATGCGATCCATCGTGTCCGACAGTGAAGGCTTGGGAGCCTCTGCGGCGGGCGTCGTCTCCACTACTGCCGGAGTGCCGCCGCCTGTGTCGGTCGTCTGAATTTCGTCGCTCATGTAACCACACAACTAGTTAGGGGGTCAAGTCTTCAGTCTCGCCGGCAGATCGTTTCGGGATAGACGCTCATACGGCGCATCGTCCTTAGGTCGCTCGATCGGCTGATGGTGCCCGCGCTGCCGCTCCGCATACTTCTTGCTGCGATAGGTCGGCGTGAACTCGCTCGGGTCCAGCTCGCGCACCTCGTGGATCTTCATCTCCTCGCGGCGCTGGCTGCGGCTGGTGACGGGCTTGCCAGACAGTGGCGACTTGTAGTGCACGTCACGCACCAGCATGGGCGAGGCGATGCGGTCGGGCGCGGCTAGAGGCTCGCCGGTCTTGCGCTCGACGAGGTTGCCGGCCTTGTCGAAGATGAAGCGACCCCGGCTCAATGGAGCCTCGCATGGTCACGCTCGAGGAGCGTGCGCACTACTTCCGGCTCGACGTGCCAACCGAGATCAAAGCGCCAGCGATCGACCACGCGATGCCATGGGCCAAGGCTGCGCCATGCTTCGCGAAAGACGGCGAACGCCTCCGGGCCAATCGGGAATGTGCGCGGATTGTCGTAGGTCGCGGGGTCTGTGGGCTTCATGAGTTGTCCCATAGCCGCGTGCCGTCGAGCGGGTTGGGCCCCTCTACCTCGCGCGCGGGCTTCGTCATCAGCGGCAGGCAGACCACAGGCGGGGTCGACTTCTGCATCTCGATCAGTCGGCGCTCTTCGGTGGCCTGCCAATGCACGAAATCCGCATTCGTTTCCCAGCGCGAGAAGGGGCGATACTTGTCGTTCACCGGTCGCCTCCGTTCGGCTGCTGCTGGGCCCGGCGCTTGGCCTCCAGCCCCTCCAGCGCGATCTCATGCCCGCGCTCTGCCGCCTGCCCCTGCCTTGCCTGAGAGTCCGCCTGCAGCATGTGATCGCCGGCCGCCAGCGCCGCATCGGCGCGCCGCGTCTGCATGCCGGCCGCATGCTCCGCCAGGAACGCCTGCATCTTGGTCTCCAGTTGCTTCATCTCCATTTGGAACTCGGCAATAGCCGCCTGCGTATCCAACTGCGTCTGCTGCGCGGTGGCTTGGGCCTTGACCTGGATTTCCTGCACCTTGGCCTGCGCCTTGACTTGGGTCTCCTGCACCCTCGCCTGCGACTGCTGAGCAATGGTGGCGGCCTTGATCTGCTCGGCCTGCACTTTGGGGTCGGGCTTCGGCGGCTGCGGGTTCTGCGCCTTGTCCTCCAGCCACTTCACCCACTCGTCACCCAAGTCCTCGGCCTCCCGGCCAAGCTTGAAGTTGCGCGCGAAGGCGGAGATGTACTTGACCGCAATGTCCGGTGGCATGAAGCCCTCGGCTACCGCGGGGCCGACCGCGGTCATGAAGGCGCCGAGCCCGGTCACAAAGCCCGAGATATTCTCCTGCGCTCGAGAGAGGTCGGCCCGGATCGTCGAGTCCGTCTCGATCTCGATCGCGAATTCGCGCTGCAGGTCGCTCTTGATCAGCTTGAATTGCGCCGGCGTAAGCTGAACGCCCGTCACTGCCTGCCATTCCGCAGGCTCCCACGCATAGGCCAGCAGATCGGCCATCAGCCTGAACAGGTCGCGGGCATAGCGCTGAACGTCGGCTTGGCCCTTCTGCAGCCGCAAGCTGCCCCACTGCGCCTTGATCCGCTGGGCGCCGAGCGTCTCGCTGGGCTCGGTCTGGCCGCGCATGATGTCAGCCACGCCCGTGAACTCGTACAGCGCATTCTTGGCGCGCTCACGGGCCTCGTACAGGCTCTCCACGACCTTGACGATCGCATCCACCGGCCACATCCAGATGGCCTTGTCGATGCCACCCTGGGCCATTGAGCGGCCTGCGTCGTCCGCAGCGGCCAACTCGCCGTCATCCAGGCTCTTGAGCTTCTCGACGATGCTCGCGAAGGCGCCGTCATACAGGCCCTTGGCCTTCAGCACCCTGATCAGCCCGATAATGCGGGTGGTGATACTGTCCACCTCGTCCGCAAGCTGCTTCCATAGCCGGAACTCGCAGATCGGCGTCGTCGAGTCGGGCACCCTCACTTGGTACAGCGGCTCGGGAATCGGCAGGAATTCGCGCAGTTCGTAGGGGTCGGGCTGCTCCGCGAGCGGCGCGTCCTTGTAGGACTCAGCGAACCAGTAGACCTTGCGCTCTTCCTTGTCCCAGACCTCCCACGTGAGGGCGCGCTTGAATGAATCGGGCAGGCTGTCCGTGTTCTTGGCCGGCGTGTCACCCACCTGGGCGTCCAGCTTGACCTCTTGTCCAATCACCGGCCCCGCCAGCTTGACCAGCTCCTCGCGCGTCTGCCGATGGCGGAAGGCCACCCACGGCCAGTCCTTGAACGTCTTCCCGGGCCCGTGCCTGAAGTCGTCCCACTGGACCTGCTCGCACTCTACCCACTTGGAGCCGGCGGCACCCATGCAGATACGGGCGCGCGTCACGCCGCGGCCGGGCAATTGGCGATCGAGGACGGCCGCCTGCATGACGCCATCGAAGTTGTAGAGCTCGGACGCGACCGATATCGCGCGCTCGATGGCTGTGCAGACCTGCTTGCCGTCCTCCTGCCCTTGCTTGGCCTGCGCGACCTGCGCCTGATAGGCCTGCATCGCCATCTGCGCCTGCGGATCGGGCGGCGGCGGAGGCATGCCTGGCTGGGGTTGCGGCTGGGGCTGGCTCTGCGGCGGTTGCGGCGTGATGAGATCGAAGCGCCTGCGAACGTCGGGCGCTGGCGGGCTGTTGTAGAGCGCCGGCACCGTCGTCTGCGTGTTGGCGTACAGGATGTTGAAGCCCTGCTTCTTGCCCGTGCGGAAGCGCTTCAGCGCCTCTTCGGCATCCTTGCGCCAGTCGCCCTCGTCATCGCTCGCAAGTTGGATGGCCTGCAGCCAGAACTTGGCGAACTCGCCCGGGCTCCTGCGGGTCTCGGCAACGGTCTCGGCCGTGCCGCTCTGCGTGTTGTCGGCCTGATCAGCCATTGCCCGCACCCATGTCCATGATCTTGCTCAGCGCTACGAGTGACGCCGCAGCCTTGCCCGCCTGGATCGACTCGCCGTTGCCCCACACCAGCCGGTGCATGATGGCAGCCTGCCGCCGCTCGATTTCATCCAGCTCGAGGAAGTCCTTCTGCGGATGGACCGGCACCTCGCCCCGCGTCGCCATGTAGGGGACGTAGGCGTCACTGAATTTCATGATCCCCCAGGCCGATGCAGCGAACTCGGGGAAGTCGATCAGCTCGGGCCGGTCGGCCTTGGTCTCGTCGCTCACCTCGATGAGCGTCAGCCCGTCCGCAATCTCGGCCACGTAGCAATGTGGTTGGGGAATGAAGCTCGGCAGCTCGGCGTCAATCGTCGCCGGTATCCTCATGGGCGCCTTCACGCAAAGGCGTGGCGACATATAGGCTGGGTTCAGGTGAGGGCTGTAGAGCGAGATCCGGTCGCGCCCGCGCCAGCCAAGCCATGTGGTGCGGACCATCTCCGTCTCAATGTCCCGATCGTTCATGATGAAGTGCTGCATCTGCTTGTGCAGGTGGCGCCATGCGATATCGCCCAGGTCGCGATCGGGAATGATCAGCGTCCCGTCTGGGCTACGCCGCGCTTCAAGCTCAGGGACCACCGTAGATTCCAGCGCACTTATGGTGGTCTGCGCGATGCCTTCGTGCGTCTTGCCCAGCTTCATCAGGTTGGCGTAGTAGCCGGGGCAGGTCACAACATCGGGCGACAGCATGTGAAACGCCCTGCCCTGCCGCCCTGCCATCTGGATGGCGAGATTGTGCGCCGTGCCCATCGGCCAGTACCTGTTCAGCGCATGCTTGGGCACCTCGGCGATGATCTCGGCCGGGATCTCATGGATCGTGTTGGCGATGCCGCACTCGTCCAGCCGCTTGCGAAGCTCCCACATCGGGCCGAAGCCCATGCGGTCGGTGAAGATGGCGAGATGCGAATTGCCGCGCAGGACGGCTAGATTAGCCTCGGTCAACATCGATGAGAGGCAGTAGTCCTTGAAGCGCTGGTAGAACTGCGCTCCCCACACCGCACAGCCCATAAACAGGCCGCCGCGGTACTCTTGCGGCTGCCTCCACAGCTCGCGCATCTCCTTGTCAGCCCACATGGCGACCATGTTGAAGACCGGCTGTAGGTCGAGCCTCTCGCCGTCCATGGTTTTCATGACGGTCATTCGCGGTCCATGCGCTCGGCCTGGCGCGCGACCATCTCAGCGAAGGTCAGATTGCTCGTGATAGAGCCGTCCGGATGGCCGACATAGACCTCCGATGTGTTCCGCGGTAGAGGAGCGGCAGCGCGCAGCTCACGCCATGCCATCGCCATGTAGCGAAAGGCATCGGCGCCGTGGCTCGACCAGTCGTGCACGGCGATCTTGGCTAGCGTGCGGGCCTCTTCGTCGTATTTGGCGTGATAGCTCCGCAGCGCATCCAGGCCACGCTCACAGCGATCAGCATCGAACCGGCAGCGCGGAATTGTCGTGCGGGCAGCCTGAATGCCGTCAGCGAACGAATGGTCAGGCACCAATTGCGGATTGAGCTTGAAGCCCTGCAATGCCTCAACGCGGGTGCGGCCTGAGCCCCACTCCTTGACCTTGGCGTCATGCGGCACGAAATGCTTGCCGTAGGGATAGGCCCGTTCTTTCAGCACATCGACGTAATGCTCAGCGCCGACGCCCGATGACTCGTAGTAGTCGACGATGTGCAGGCCGCCGGCCAGCACCTGAAAGAACCAGATAGCCGTGCTGTCATCCACGCCCAGATCCCATGCTGTGTGCACCGGCTGGCTCGGATCTGCCATTACATCGCAGACCCGGCCCTCGCGATCGGCGTCCGCCATTTCCTTGGAGAAATACGCCCCCAAGATCGCCGCCTCGAAGCTGCAGCGGTATTCCTGCTCGCACATGGCGTTGCCAAACACCTCGCCAAACTCGGCCATGCGGTCCTTGCGGATGGCCTCGTAGCGCTCGGCGCTCAAAATGCCCGTATCGTCAATGGTCAGGACTTGGGAGAACCATTCGCCCGCGTTCTTCTTGGCGTTCTGCAGCATGCGGTATGCGTGGTTCTTGCCGCGCGGCGTGGTGATGAACACCGCCCAGCCACCGTTTTCCTCAAGGATGGGCGATAGGTATGCCCATGCGGCAGGGTCGGCCAATGCCCACTCTGAGAACACGATGCCGATTGGCGGGCTGCCCACCAAGCTATTGAAATTGTCCGAGCCGACGAGCTGCCACATCGACCCACACTTGAACTCGATCGCCATGTCCTGCGAGCGGGTGCTAGCGCGCAAGGCTAGGGGGAAGGCCTCGTCGATGCGCTTCAGGCCGGTATGCGGGTTGATCGCGTCCCAGACGGCCTTGCGGGCTTGGTTGGCCTGCGGGAGCATGTGCCAGTAGACGCCCTTGCGTTCGTGGGCAGCCGTAGCCGTCCAGTGCAGAACCGCGTCATCCTTGCCGGCGCGACGGTGCCAGATGGGGATAGCGCGCTTGCAGCCCCGCTCCATGGCCGTCCAGAAGGGCATTTGGTAGCGGCGCGGCTGCCAGTTGTTGGGCAACGGGACTTCAGCCATCGGAGAACTTCCGAATGACGACGGTGATGGGCCCCTCGCCGCCTTCCCCGGTCTGGGGCTGGGGCGACTTGCCGTAGCCTCGATCCAGCAGTTCCTTGGCCGCGCTCACTCGCGCAGCATCGCTCTCACTGTCCCGCATGATGGCGTGCAGCGTCTTCAGGGCGTCGGGCGTGTATTTCTGCGCCTGGGCCTTGATATCAGCGGTCGCCTTGTTGGGCGTGCCCTTACGCCGGCCCGCGCCTTCGCGCTTACCGCCGCGCATTTGATAGATTTTGATTTAAGTTCAAGCCGAACTCGCTGCTATTCGGCTTAATTCAGTGGGACGTCCCGACTTAGAAAGTCAAGCGCTTTCTATCCGCCAGGACCGAAAATGGCCGAGTTGATCGGGTATTCCTTGCTCATGCCGCCATCCTACACCCCAGCGCAATCGCTGTCAGCGCCGCCGCACGGAGCTCGCTGAATGTGCCGGGACGGATGTGGTAGTAGGCCGGCAGGCCAAGGGCAGAGCGTCTGCGCTGCACGGTGTCGATGCAAACTCCAAGCTGCTTAGCGATCAGCGCGTCATCGTAGCCGATGCGATTCAGCGCCATCAGCGTGGCTGTATCCTTGGCCATCCAGATCTTGCCTCTCATCACGAAGTCGCCGGCTGTTTGATCATCCAGGCGCCGGCATTGTTGGGCACCGATCGGATGCGCCATGGCAAACTATTGCGCGCCAAGTACTCATGGGTGGCTAGGACGCAGCCATCCCAGCGAACGTAGTCGTCGATGATTATGGGCGCGCCGACCGAGACGAGCGGCTCGAGCTCGCGGTAGACGCACATCACGGGGTCGTACCAGTCGCAGTCAATGCGCAGGACAGCAATGGCCTCAGGCTTCTGGATCGGCAAGCTTTCATGCAGCCAGCCCTTACGCACGATGGCCTTGTTGCCGAACTCAAAGTGATCGATGGCCGCCCACACTTGATCAAGCGGCGCCTTGCAGAAGTTCTGTCCCTTGGGGTCCACCACCCCGGTCAGCGACCGCTCATGCCATTGATGCGCGTCATTGCCATCCTCAGGGCTAGGCGGCGACATGCCCTCGAAGCTATCGTACATCCATACCGGCCGCTTGATCTCGCCGTAGGCGTAGCGCTGGGCCAGCAGCATGGCGAAGCTCGATCCGCCCTTCCAGGTGCCGCATTCGACGAGATCGCCCGGAACGCCATCATTGATGGCTTTAAGGGTTAGCTCGATCGTGCAGGAAAGCCCCTCATCGGGCACCATAGTGTAGGGCCTCACGTCCGCGATAACTTGCCTGATCACGTCGTCCATTTTCGAGTCACCTTTCATGCGCTCGCCATTCCCATGCCGGCATGCAGGCGTAGCGATGGATGCCAATCATGTGGTCCCCGATTTGGACTGAGCCCACCTCTTGCCGCGGCGCGATGCAGAAGTCGCGCGGTCGTCTCGATAAGCCTGAAACGATAGCTGGCTGCCCTTGCTGAGCCTGAATTTCAGATGGTGAACGAGTCCGCAGTCACAGCATCGAATGGTATGTGATCTGCCCTTTATTCGGAGTCGCTCGCCGTCATAGCGCTGAGTGTACTTGCGCTTCATGCTGCCTCCTGCTTTGGCTGAGCCCAGGATGCGCGGATCTCGGCCATCTGCTCATCCCACGCTTCGTTCGTCGGGGGCAGTTTCGGCCCGAACATCCGCACTCGAGCCTGCGAGACAGCCCGCATGTCGCATTCCTCGATCTGAGCGGGCGTGAGGTGCTGCCAGTCAGCGCGGGAGCAGCGTTCCAAAGCCATCAGCAGGCATGCCGCGTAGACCTGCTCGTGCCGGTTGTTGCGTATCCGGGCGCCCTGCACTTCCATCCAGATCTTGATGCTGGTGCTCCGGCGTGCGGCGCGGGCGGCGAGCTCGGGGCCGATCGGTGGGCCGCTCTTGTCGTCGGCGGGGTTCATGGCTTGGCCTTCACGCTGAGCGTGAGATCGAGGGGCTTCGTTAGGTCGCCTTTGGACGCCACAAATCCAGCCAGTCCGCACCATTGGCAGCGGTGGAGCGCCCATCCATGCTCATTTGTCAGCCACTGATTGCGCGGCGCGTAATGCCAGCCAATGCGATGGGCCAGCCGCATGAACGGGCGATAGCCGTATCGCAGCCAGAGGGTGCGCCACAGTCCAAGAACTCGCACAGCCTTGATGAACTCGCTCATGCTGAGGCCCTCCATGCGGCCAAGACGGGCGCGGGGATGTGCGTCGGCGTGCGGCCCTCGGGGATGTCCTCCGGCCTCTCGCCCCACATGGGGGACCAAAAGCCACCGCGCTTGTATCGGCTGAGCCGTGCTGACCACTCGCTGCCGTCGTCGGTTACCGTGCGCGCCGCCCCATTTTTCTGCGCGCCGTGCGCCCCGTTCTGCGAGCGGGCAAAGTTTTTCTCGTTGCGGCACCAGTATTTGAACGAGAGATCCCAATCGACGGCCAGCGTACCCTTGCTGCGATGATGCAGCATGAATCGTTCGGCGGTGTCTTTGGGATCAGGGCATCCGTGCTCAGCAGCGTAGGCAAGAAGCTCTTCAGTTGCCTGCCAATCCTCTGGCAATTTTGTTTTCCGCGCTTGTCGCGGAATCTTATCTTTCTTCTTCTCTGTATCTGTATCTGATTCTGTATCTGACTCTGAGGGCGTTTCCTTGACGTTACTGGAACGTTCCCTGAAACGTTTCACGCGCTCGGTTGAAACGTCGCTTTTGTATTGCCTGACATTCCAGTTATGCGGCGCAAACCCTTGATCTACCCTGTCAATTAGCCCAGCCTCGAACAGAGTCGCCAACAGTCTATCAACCTTTCTCTCCTGCATTCGCAGCGAATAAGACAGGTGCTGAATCGTTGGGATACTCGTGCCGAACTTGGAGCAAACGCAGAGCATATTGACCCAGAACTTGAACAACTCTGGGGGCAAACACTGAACCTTTGGGTCGTGAACAGCGTCATCGTAGAACCGGAACCAGCGCCCGCTCATCAGCGTCCCTCCCGCGAGGGGGAAACGGTGGCTACGTAGTCTTCGAGGATGATGCGGACCAGAGAGCCAAGCGACCGACGCTGTGTCTCAGCCTCTTTTCGAAGGGCATCGTAGGCGCCCCGCTCTAGCCTAGCGGCGATGACTGGCTGTTTGGTTTCTTGTGAAAAAGGCTTCGTGATCACGACAGCCTCCAGCAGATGTCAGGGAAAAGGGCCTTGGCGAGCTTGAACTTGATCTTGAAGTCTCGCGTCTGGACGCCCTTGCTATCTTCGACAACGTATTGGTTGCCCTCCAGATATGCCCAGTCGCCGATATACTCACAAATCTTTTGGCCATTGACGCCCAACACGAAGCGCGGCTGGCGCTTTAGCCCGCTGATCTCCCCATGCTTCTCCATGTCCTTCAGAACGATGTGGCGCAGCGCCTCGCGCTTGGAGTCGAACTTCTCCCCGCCGATCGTCGTCTTGATGTTTTTGTATTTGCTCATGCGAGGGAAAGCGCCTTCGTCGTCAGATCCCGAAGGCGCGCGTACCAGACATGGCTTTTCGTTTTCTTGTAGGCCGCTTCTGCTCTTGCGCGTTGCTTCTCTATGCGGGAAAGCTTTTGTGCGCGGCGATTACGCCGCCTGTGCAATTCCAGTTTTGCCGTCACAGCATCATCCCCTGCTATCGAGCCGGTCGAACAGCGGCATCGGCGGCTTAACGTGCTTAGCGATCAGTCGATCGGCTCGGTAAGTCAGCACCTGCGCTTCGAAGTGCATCCGATCGACTCGTCTGTAGATCCGCATGGCGCGCCAGTGCTGAAATCTTCGCCACAGCCTCATGGGCAGCCGTGTAAGCTCGCTCGATTTGTAGGTATTCATCCGCGGAAAGCCTTATTGGTTCTTGGTAAAAGAGAGCCCTCGCACGCCTTGGCGACATGCCAATGGCGCGCGCTCCCCGTGCAAGCCAGGACTCACGCGTATCGTTCCATCCACGCGGCCCGCAGACCTCGCGGAGCATTTCATTTGCTCTAACCGTTGCCGACATGACGGCAGGCTCCTTCGGAATTCCGGTAGGCTTGTTCGACTTCTCGACCATCGGTTGCCTCATGCTGTTGAACATGAGGGACCGAGACACTTTCGAGAGACTTGGAAACGTTGCGCGCCGGATTGCCGGCAAGCTTGCGGCGCGCATCGTTAACTCTAGGGGTGAACCAGGTCTTCCCCTTTTTGATATTGCAGATCGTAGACAGGGCAACGCCGAACGCAGCGGCGATATCGACGTAACGGCGCCCGTCGAAGATGATCGAAACGGCTTGGTCTTCAGTCAGTTTGCGCCAGGCGCGGCCTCTCTCGGCCATGTCGCGCATGTTTTCATCGCGGGTGCCGACCAAGAGATGGGCTTCGCTGATACATGCGGGAGTGTCGCAACGATGCCGGGAATGTTCGTGGGGAGCGAGGGTGCGCCCCAGTGCAAGCTCAAGCGCTATCCGGCTCGCCTGCCCGTTGCGCCCCTTATAGAAGATGCGGCCATATCCCTTGCGATCTTTGGCGCCAATCCAAAGGCGGCAGCCAGAGATCGGATCGTCGATACTGTAGCGAGCGAGACGCTCCGCAATCGTGGCGCGCATTTATGCGCCCTCCAAGAAAAGACCCCGCCGCACGTTCCCACAAGCGGCGAGGCGAGGTGTCCGGGGCGAGCTCAGGCAGTTGCGCCGGATGGGGGAGATAGGGATGCCCCGACGACGGGGGAGAAATGCCGCCGGGGCCGTGCTGCTCTGTGCGTGGGTGCGCACGGATGGGAAGAATGCAGCACGTTTGGAATTGGGAAGGTTGGCGCGAGCCCCCGCTCCGCCGACCTGGGGAGGGTTTGTGGGAAAGCCCTCCCCGAATATTTGATTGCCGTACTTCACGGCGCCCCCTCTTTCTCAAAGGTCGCCAGCACGATCTCGGCCGCCGTCTTGAGCGATGGACTCCGCTCAATGATGAACGGCGCGCGTTCACAGGCATGCAGGACTGTGGTATGGTCTCTGCCGCCGAACGTTCTCGCGATTACGGGCGTCGACGCCATCGGGCAAAGCCGGCGGCATAGCCACATGCACACCATGCGCGGCCACGCGGACTGTCTGGCGCGGCGCGGTCCGGCAAGGTCGTGAGAGGTATAGATCGTTCCGTCGAGCGAATGCCCGACCCGCTCAAGTGCTTCAAGGTAGAGCTTCGTGACCTCCGCAATCGTCACGGGGCGGTCGACAATCCGGCTATGAGATGCGAGCAGGCGTTTGATCTCGGCCTGCTGGGATACGAAGCGCCGGTTCAGTTGATCATTGACGGCTTCCAGTGCCTTGCACTGCGCCCTCAGGGCGATGTTCTCGGCGCGGAGGCCTTCATGACCGGCCATCAGGGGCACCGGCTTCGCATAGATCGTCGGCATCGCCGCATGTCGGGCACCTGCACTCAGCCGTTCGATCGGCGCGCGCTTGGCGAGGATATGCGCTGTATGAGAGTCGATTGGGATGCCGGCCATCAACGCCATCCCGGGAAAGTAGCCGCGCATATCAGCACAATCGCCGCGCCCAGCATTCCCAATGTGAACTGCTTCACGCACCATCCCGCGAATCGGACCGCCTTCGGCTCTACGAATTCGACGCTGAGCTGGCGACGAAGCCATGGCTTGTCAGTTGAACAAGCAATGTCGCGACGGAAAGCTTCGTTCTGTGATTGGCGGTCGATCATGCGATCCTCCGTAGATGCGCCGGCATATCCCCGACGATTTCGTCAAAGGCGCGGGTGTCGACCTTGACGGCCTCGACGGCTACCGGCTTGATCCCTGCAGCGAGCGTCCGGACCTTGTCGCGGAAGCGTCCCCGCTCCTTGTCGGTCACCAGAAGCGGGTCGCCCAGGTCGTCGGCGGTCATCGGGCGCCCAAGGGTGTGCTCAGTATGCACACCCTCAAAGGTCCCAAGATCGTCGCCCGTCATCTCGCGCGGTAGCTCGCCGGTTTCTAGGTCGTGAGACGGCAGCCATTCGCCCAGGTCGGCATCCACCATGGGACGCGTCCCACGGGACGCGACTGGGACAAGCCGATGCAAGGTGCTCTTGGGAACGCCGAGATCTTCGGCGACGCTGCGATAGGTCGCCCCAGGCATGCCAAGCGCTACGCGATAGCGATCGATCTCGGCTTCAAGTTCTGCGTCGGTCTTCTTGCGGCGCTCAGCGAGCACCTTGCGAAGGGCCTTCGTGTTGTAACCGGCCTTATCGACCTCGGTGTAAACGTCCTTCACGTCGGCGCCGATCGCCTTCCGCTCTTCCTCGAGCCGGTCAATGCGATCTGCGAACGATTCCAGCCGTTCGCTGCCAGGGGGCTTGGGCTTGATCATAGCGCCCATCCAATAGCGAAGGCACCAACCAGGGAGAGAAGTGCAGCCGCGCACAAGAGCAGGATGCAGGCCGTCACGCGGGTCATCACGGAGAAGCCAAGGTCTGGACTGCTCATGTCAGCGGCCTTCCAGCGCGGCTTGCGCGACCATCGCGGCCTCGCGGCATCCATCGCAGCAGGTGTTGGCGGCAATGCTCTGCAGGACTTGCAAGAGACGCGGCGCGGCGGCGATCAGGCGAGCGTCCGGGTGTTCGAGCGTCTGGAACCAGCGCGCGTGATGCTCGCGCCCTGGCACGATGGCGGCAAAGTCCTCGGCGTCGTGCATCAACATGCCAGCGCCTTCGTGAGAACGGAGAAACCTTGCCTTTGCGCCGCTCATTCCCCATCGCGTGAAATCCATCACCGTGAGATCGTATGGGTTGCGACCGCCGCACAGCTTCAACTGCTTGCTGTGCAGGTTGATTTCCCATCGCCATGGGCCCGGTGTATGCCCCGCCAGCAAAGGGGACGCCGCTGCGTCCACGCCCAAATCTTTCACAGCGCCCTCCAAATCGCGTACGCGAGCAACCCCACCCAAGCCTCAAGCTCTAGGGCGAGGAGAAGTCCGCGGGTGAAATTCACGCGACCCGCCGCTGGTCTGCCGCGATGGCGAGCTTGCCAAGCGTCCCTTCGTTGACGCCGGCAATGCCCTTGGCCTTCGCGAGCTCCAGATGATGGATCTTGTGGCAGGAGGCGCACAGCCAGCGCACATCGAGCGGCTTCAAGTAGTCGTCGTGATGGCCGTGGATATTCCAGTCGGAACCGCACGTCTCGCAGGGCTGCCTTTTCAGACGCCCGGCGCATATTGCGTTCTGGACCTTGGAGCGCGCGCTAGCGGCAACCGCATCGTAGGCCATCACGCGTCCGCCTTTGCTTTGAGTCGGCGGACGGCCTTCTGGATGCGCTTTAGCTGGACCGCCTGCACATCAGGGTGGCCCGGGATGGCGTTCTTCTCTTTCCAGCGCCACAGCGTGGCGATTGGAATGCCCGAGGTCTTAGCGACATGATCGAGCTTCAAGCCTTCGATGAGTTTGGAAAGGTCCATGGCAAGTAAGATGCCGTAATGGAAAGCTTCCGTCAACGACTACTTTCCAAACGGGAAATATCCATGGAATGGCTTATCCGGCACAATACCAACATGGAAAAAAAATGGGTGAGAGATCAGCTCGGGAAGGGCGAACAGGCCAAGCTTGCGAAACACCTGAAGGTCACTGAATCTAAGATGTCGAAAATGCTAAGCGATAATAACAAGCGGCCGCTTCGGGAGAGAGAAGCGACGCTGATCCGCGAATTCTTTCGCCCCGATGCTCGCAACCGCAGCTATGCAGAATTGCATAGCGATTCGACGGTGCGTCAACCTGACGAGCAGATTACTTTGCCCAATGCCACAGAAAGACCACCAGATATCCTCGTCTATAGGACCGGGATGGGGCCTTCGGCGGCGGGGGGCGATTTTACAATGTCCGTCAGTGAAGTTGCATTACGCGTGCGCCGGCCGCCAAAATTAGCTGATAGAACAGACATTTACGGCCTTTTCGTTCGGGGCGATACAATGGCCCCCAGGTACGAAAATGGCGAATTGATCCTGCTCGAGACCGGGCCGCCACCCAGGAAGCATGATCACGTCGTGGTTCGTCTGAAAGCGGACAAAGACGACCTGCACTGCGCCTACCTGAAGCTGCTCGTGAGCTGGGTTGGGGATAAGATCGAGCTGCGGCAATACAATCCTGAAAAGACCATCACGCTCAATACGGGCGACGTGGATGCGGTCCACCGCGTGATGACTACGCAAGATCTCGTGAACAAGTAGACGCTCCCGCCGCTCGCCCTGCTTCCGGGGCGTGGAAAACTTTGTCCACTATCTTTCCATTTCGGCATTGACTTAGACATTCCATAACGGCAAGATGCTCCTGTCACCTCAAGGAGCACGCCATGACCGCAGGCACGAAGAACGCGCAGTCTCCATCCAACCAGAACGTTCGCGGCCCCCGTGCCGCTGATCGCCGTAAGGCGAAGTTGGACGAGATGCGCCGCTACTACCCGCACTTCTCGGAATCCGAACGCATCGCCGTTGTGGATGCGGACTGCTGGCCGGCCTGGATGCGCCGCGGCAACCCCGAGCGCGGCAATGAAGGTTGGTACGAGTAGCCCCTAACCATCCAGACGAACAGATACGAGGAGAGGGAAAATGAATAATAGCGCGGACGCAGGAGCGTCCCCTATCGATCCCGACGCAGAGACGTTGCTTGGGCTAGTGCGCGCCGAGGCCACCAAGTTCGGCCGGTGCTGCGATCTCTACCAAGACGGCTTCGGCACCTTCGCGGATCACGAGTGCCAGCAGCGCACCTTCTCCATGTTGCGCAGTGTCCAGACATTGTTCGGCGTCGACAAGGGCGGCGGACCGCTGACTGCCGAGGAAGTCTCCACTGCCCGGTCGCGCGCCGTCCTGAACAATGCCGCGCCCGAGCTCCTATCCGCGCTGCGCGAACTGCTGGAAGCGTTCGACACCCATCCGGACGATCTCGATCCGCATGAATACGAAAGCATCCGCGTCTCCGCGTACGGCAGGGGACACGCCGCCATCGCCAAAGCTACAGGAGCCGCGTCATGACCGACATCCAGAAAGCAGACGGCTTTCTCGTCACCTACGCCGCAGCAGAGCAGCGCTCCTATGAGCTTTGCGACGATCTGGAGCATGCACGCAGCTCCTATAGCGAGCCGCCGATGGGGTGGACGAGTTTGGGCATCTCGGCTTGCCGCGATGGAATTCCGTTCTGCCAGATCGACACGCCCATCATTCAACTCGTGCGGCCACACTCAAAGGTGCTGGCGTGAGCCCTTGTCGCGTTCACATGCAGGGCTGGCGCGAACATAGCGATGCCTATTGGTTTCGTCAGGGTTGGTGCGACCTACACGCCCACTCGCGCCTGGATACATGGAACCAAGACCACGGCTTCTGCGCCAAAGAAGTGCGCGAGGCGATGAAGAGGTTCGACATGGAAGGCTTGGACAGCATCACTTTGGTGGACCCATGAACATCGTCACTAATTTTGATTTCCCGCCCATCTCCGTTCGCTGCTTCGATTGGTGCGCGCATCTCGACGATTACGACGGGGCGCCAGACAGCGGCATCGTTGGCAATTGGCTTGGCCATGGCGAGACCAAAGAGGCTGCCATCGCTGATCTGCTGGATCAGATCGCGGATTACATCGAGGAGCGGATGGCGGAGGAGGATTTGCTATGACTGAACTGCCTGGATACGACGACTGGAAAACGCACAACCCGGACGACGACCGTTGCGAGTTCTGTGGCGCCGATCCGCGCGAAAGCCGAGGAGGATGGGCACCGGCAGACTGCACCGGGAAGTGCAACACAAGCTGGCGCGATCCCGATTTCGAATACGATCGGATGCGGGACGAAGAGTCATGACCGACTCCGAACGCCACCACATCACCTCCCTTGTCGGCGTGATTAGTTCGCTCGCCGCTTCGCGGCCTGTGTAATTCCAGCAAATCGAGAGGAAGCGACTATGCCTGAAGCTCAAACCTTGACCTTGGAGCCAATCGACTTCTCGACAGCCCCAATGCAGCCGGCGGCCGAACAGGCACTTGCTGTTGCCACGTCTCCGTCGGCGCCGGTCCCCGCCGCGGCCCCTGCTGGCGAGTCCACCATCCTCGCCATCATCGAGCGCGCATCGCGCGATCCCAACGTCGATATCGACAAGATGGAGCGGTTGTTCCGTATGAAGCTGGACATGGAGGCTCGTGACGCGAAAGCCTCCTATCTCTCGGCGCTGGCAGAGATGCAGCCCAAGCTGCCGGTTATTACCAAACACGGCGTCATCGGCATGAACGAGAAGGACGACAGGGGCGCCAAGACTGGCAAACAGGTCGCCATGACAAAGTACGCCAAGTGGGAGGACGTGGTTGAGGGCATCACCCCAATCCTTGCTGAGCATGGCTTCTCACTGTCCTTCCGCATTGCCCAGCCGACACCGGAACGCATTGCCGTCTCTGGTGTTCTTGGGCATCGAGGAGGACACACTGAAGAAACCACCATCTCTCTGCCGATCGACACATCGGGCTCAAAGAACAATGTGCAGGGCTGGGGTTCGTCCACCAGCTACGGGAAACGCTATACGTCGTTCGCTCTGCTCAACATCTCGGCCCGTGGCGAGGATGACGACGGCAATGGCGCAGACGACGGCAGCGGCGATATCGAATCTCTCGCCCCCAAAAATGCGCCGCGCGATGCCGCCGGGAAGCTTCTTTCGACCTACAACGCCGATCGCGCCAACAAGGCTCGAGATTGGGCAGACGGTGCCATTCAGTGCATCAACCATGGCAACGCACAGCAGGCCGTGGAATGGCGACGCGAGGCCCAGACCGTGCCTCAAGGCAAGCGCAAGTCGCCGCTGGAATGGCTGAAAGACAACTCGCCGGGTCAGTATCTCCGGGTGCGCCAGACCTATCAGAACGTAACCGGAGACGACCTCGAATGAGCGTCATTGAGCCCCGCAGTTGGTGCCTCCGGACAGAGACGATCCGCGCGTGGGTCGCCTCCTTCGTCCTGACGGCTCCGCTCGGCTGCTACGTCGCGGTCGAGCCGGAGCGGCGCTCGCTGGCGCAGAACAAGCGCCTGCACGCCATGATCGCGGACGCGGTCGATGGCGGTATCGCGACGGACGACGGACGCCGCCTCACCCAGGAAGAAGCCAAGATCGCTTTCGTCTCTGGCTGGATGATCGAGAACGGCGAGCAGTCCGACATCATCGCCTTCAACGGCCGGCCGGTGCAGCTCAGGCGCTCGACCACGACGTTTACCAAGGAAGAGCTTGGCAGTCTTATGGACTACATCGAATCCGAGTGTGCGCAGCGCGGCATCCAGCTCAGGGAGCCGTCATGACCGAAGAGGATATCGTTCTCGCCAAGCGCGTGCTGGTCCGGATTGTCGCGCAAGCAATCTGCAAGTCGCGCTCCTGCGAAGGCATCGCTTGTTGCCAATGGCCTTGCAACGGCGGCCGCCATGGTGACTGGAACCGCCTCAAGCGTGAATGCCCCGTCGACGCTGGCGGCTACGACCACGCCGCCTTGGATGCGATTGTTGCCTACCAGAAGGCCATTGAGCCGTGAACCGCCGCGAGTTTTCCGCCAAGGTCCGCCTCGAGATCGTGCACCGCGCGATGGATGGCCGAGGGCGTATCGTATGCGAGGGTTGCGGCCAGATCCTCGCCCACAAGCGCTACGAGATCGACCATACCATCGCGGAGGCCCTTGTCATCGACAAGAGCGCTCCTCTGACGGCCTTGGACGGCCAGCTCCTGGGCGCCTGCTGCCATCGCGGCGAGGGCGGCAAGACGGCGAAGGATGCGACGGCCATCGCAAAATCTAAGCGTGCCGAGCGCAAGCATCTACGCATCAAACAGCGTTCAACATTCCCCAAGCCACCACCTGGTTATCGGTACGATTGGAAGCTGGGGCGGCTCACGAAGGAAACAGCATGAGTGTCGACCCCAAGGCAATGGCAGCAGCGCTGGAAAGCTGCGCGAACTTCATCGACGCCGGCGGCTATGGAGATGGCGATCATGAACTGGCGCACAAGCTCGTCACCCACGCCCGCGCGCTGCTGGCCGGGGAGGGTCCTGTGCTGTCCTCGGGGGAGGGTAATAGCGTGGACGCAGGGGCGGCTCCTTTGGTGGCGGGGCAACCAGACTACACGGCGATGGATGGTCCCGAGCTATTGCGGGCGCTTCGGGACGATGGAAGCAAGTGGGCGACTGCGTTTTGCCAGCATGCCAAGAAACTGGGCTACGGCGAGATTGCTGACGACTGGATGACCGGCTGGTTCGCCAACGCTATCGAATCCTCTCACGATTTGCGCATGCGCCGAACGCTGGAACGTCCCTCCGGAATGGAGATTAAATCATGACCGCGCCAACCAGAGGCCGCGTTATCGAGATGTTGAGCAACTTCGCCAACGGCACCTATCAAGCGATCCTGCCCGAGATTGCCGGCGCCGCGGCGCGATATCTCGAGAAGTCGGCCCCCATTCCAGAACGGGATGACGCTGGCAAGAAAGCCGGACTTACACAGGCGAGCGATTCGCTCGCACGCCCATCTAACGACCCCTCCCCCGCTGCCTTGCTCAAGCGCGTGATGCTTGAGGCGGTGATGAAGCCGGCTCTACGCGAAGCCGTCGAGAACGCTGTTTGCGATGCTGAGCCATCCTCTTCCCCCTCCCCCGCTGTACGGGATGGGATGGGCGAGAAGATATGGCTTTGGCGAAATGGCGAGGATCGTTGGCTGGCCTTCCGCAGCCTGTTCCCGCTGATGCCGGACGGTGGCGATCCTGCCGTCTTGGGGCAGCCATCAGGCTACGCTTTCTATCACCCTATGACGCTCGCCGAAGCGCAAAAGGTTTCGCGCGATGCCGATGCCCTCTTCTTCCCTCCACCTGTACGGGATGTAACCCTACGGGAAGCGCTGGAGGCGTTCGTCTCCTATTTCGAACGGTTGAACGGCATGACGACCGACGAATTGCTAATTGGCGATGGCACCAGCGAGAAAGACTTGCTCGCGAAAGGTATAGCCGCTCTTTCATTCACTCCACATGTACGGGATGCGCTGGACATTCTCGATAAGCTCGGTGACAGCGTCCTCGCAGACGGTGAGCGTTTGTCAGATTGCCGTCCAGCCGACCTTGCCGAAGCTATCATGGACCGTATCCACGCTCTGGAAGCCGAGGTGCGCGCGCAAGCAGATGTATCCAATCAACTTTCTCGTCCTTCAGGCACGAACAGGTTGGCTGTACGGGATGTAACCCTACGGGAAGCGCTGATCGAGGAATGCGCGAAGATCGCTGACGATGTCGAACGGCGCGCCAGCAGTTTCGACGGTGCCCTCCAGAAAGGTCTGGAAGAAGGAGCGCGCAGGGTTGCACTTCGTATCCGCGCCCTCTCCCATCCCTCTCCACCCGATGGGGGCAAGCCATGAGCGAAATCGAACGCGAGTGCATCGGGCGTCTTTTCGATGCGGCCGAACGACATATGAAACGCGCTGACAAGCTGGAACAGGCACTCGCTCTATTTGCCGCGTCGCCGGCTGATTACTGGGCCGGGATCGTCGCGGAGGTCGAGGCTGCCGGAAAGCAGTGCCGCCACGCTCTTCTACTCAATCATCAGGCCGCGCATTTGCTGGCATGGGCGAACATCGCTCGTGCCGCTTTTCAGCCCTCTCCACCCGATGGGAGCAAGACATGAGCCAATCAAAGGAGCCGTTTCTAGTCTGCCAGAAATGCACCCATCTGATTTCGTGCGTGTTCAAGCGTAAATGTCGGAGGGGCAAGCTATGACGAAGCTGGAGGCAGAGCGGCCTGGATGGCGGGAGGCATTGGCGGAGGCGGCCAAACAATTCCGCTTCTACGAACAAGAGCATCGCACCAAAGCGCTCGCCGCGATGACGACAGGACCAACACATGCCGCCATCGAAAAGGCTAAGACCAACAAGCAATTCGCTGAGATGTGCGAAGCCGCTCTCCATCCCTCCGTAGCGGAGGGGAGGGAAGATAATATCTCGGACGCAGCGGCGTCCCCTTTCGATCACAACAAGCAGGAGTGACTGCAATGACAACCCTGAAAAAGCACTTCGTCACGTTCTATAGCCCCGGCACATTCGTTTCGGAGGAGACGACGAAGCCGATCGATAGCTGGGATATCGAGGCTGCCAGCAAGATGGCTCACACGATCACCGAGCGGTACGGCGCGACGCCCTATGCGTTCCAGTTCTCGACGCGAGGGCATGGCGACGATGACCTCGATAGCAAGACCATCGCCACCAGTGGCCGATATTATCTGGGCGGCAAGATTGAAACGCTTCGGCAGGTCAAGGCGCGGAACGATCCGAAGGAACGTATCTTGCTATCTAACATGGAATGCAACGGCTGGAAGAAGATCATCGTCAACGACAACTCGTGGCGATTCTCGGCCCCGCTGATGAAGGGCGACACGGTGCTCGATTGGAAGCCGAAAGCCAAGCATGCAGCACGAGATGGGGCGGTAGCGAGCAACGCGAGCGCGTAGCCACCTCCAACTCTCCCCTCCCCGACGCACCCAAGCAGGAGAAGACATGACGATTGAAGAAGCCCTAGCATTAATTCCAGCCAAAGCGACCGCATGGGATTTGCGCACGAGGCAACGTAGGACGCGGTTCGTGTGCACGCTATCGTGGCTGATCGAGGATAACGATAGCAACGAGGACGAGGTCACTGGCCACGGACATACGCCGCAAGAGGCGATCATGGCGGCGATTGGCAAACTAAAGGACCAGCCATGAAACGAGCTGCCCCCAAGAGAAAGCCGCGGAGAGTGAAACCTGATTGCTGGCCGTTTCGGCGCTGCGATCTTGCCGAACTCAAGTCCCTCACCCTTTCCGGAGGGAAGGGAAAGGGGCGGTCGGGCGAGAAGATTTAGAGGTGCCTATCGGGTCGCTCACCACGATCTGACGAACATCACACATTGAGTTTTGCAACGGGCAGCGTGCCCAGAAGGAGAGAGAAGATGAGCAACAGCAGCCAACCAATTCCGGCGAAGTGGGTTATCGATATCGCCACGGTCTGCCATGAGGCAAATCGCGCCTGGTGCATTGCCGGCGGTGACGCCTCGCAGAAGCTCTGGGATGACGCCGAGCAATGGCAGAGAGACAGCGCCATCGCTGGCGTGACGTATGCCGTCAACAATCCCGACGCGCCCGACAGCGCCCAGCACGATGCGTGGATGGCCGACAAGATCCGCGACGGCTGGAAGTACGGCGAGACAAAGGACGCTGCCGCCAAGATCCACCCATGCATCGTGCCGTTCGATCAATTGCCATTGTTTCAGCAGCGGAAGGACGCGGTGTTTCGGGCCATTGTCGGCGCGCTCCGACCAATCAAAGGCATCGGGTGACGCGGATTGCAGCAGGCGGCCTCGGCAATGTGTCGGGGCCGTCTACCGAGCGACCCGAAGGCACCCCTAATCCTTCCGACGAACCGGCCGGAGGGAAGGGAAAGGGGAAGTAGTTGCGTGCTGGCGATGACGCCAGCCTGTGTAAGACCACCACTGAATTTCTAGGAGATAGCTTTGCCCGACCCCGCGATTTCTCTGTCTGATGCCGCCGCCAGGATGGGCTGGTCGCGTCGGACCTTGACTCGCGCGTTGGCTCGGCACGGAATCCAAACCATCGGCACCGGCCG